ATGTTGTTCCGCCGTAACGACGGCACCGGTGATGTGGACTGTGAGAACCCGGACTGCCGGGCGGTGTACACGGCTGCCGAATATCTGGACTTGGTGCGTGGCCAGAGCCGGCGGGAGCGGCAGCGTCGGACAGCGCAGGAGGTAGCCGAGTTGATGCGCCGGTAACCACCTTGCGCAAGGTCAACTCGGACTGTACTCTCGGGCCGTCCACCGGCGTGCCCAAAAAACGGGCGCGATCCTCTTGACAAACACGGTCGGGGGTGGTCGCGGATGCCGGTTAATTTGGACGCCCGACTGCCCGCCCACCTTGCTGCGCTCGCGGTCGGGGTCAAGAAGCAGCTCTTCAACTACTGGCGGGCCTCAGGGAAGATCCGACCGGATGAGAACGGCCTGTACCGGTACGGGGATGTGGTCGCGCTTGAGGCACAGATGCGTCGCCACCCACAGTCGCGTCGCCGGCCGGCTTCGGGTGCCGGATCGTGGGCTGAACTAGACCGCAAGCCGTCTCGTGATGCTGTGGCGGCCAGTCGGTGAGCGTGGATGTGGTTCGCCCTGATCCACCTACCTGAGTCAGGTAGTGGCCGACGGCCCTACAGTGCGGTGACATTGCAGAACCGTCGGCAGCGACTTCAGTTGACGGCTTCGGCTTTCAACCACTTGCCCGGCGCATAAATCGCCAGCGTGTAGCCCCCATCATCGTAGACGTAGAGGTGACCTTCGTTGTGAACCTTGATGATCTGGCCCGCCGGGTAGTGGCTTTCCTCCCCGTGGCCATGAGCGGTAACCGCTAAAACGGTTACACCCTTCTTTCCTTCAGCCATGATGGAGACGATATTCGAAGGCTCCGACATTTCAGCCAGACGGGGTGAGCGGTGACGCTCCTTGACATCGGGATGGCGTGGCGGGAGGCCACCGAACGGTTTCGTCCCAAGCCGATGCGCTGGTCAACCCCTGGTGAACTTGCCCAGGCCCTCGACCCGAAGACCGTCCAAACGCCGGCACTTGAGGTCATTGACCGGGAACTTGTGGCCGTGGCCGAAGGGCGGAACCTTCGGTTGATGATTAGCCTTGCGCCCCAAGAAGGAAAAGCCCTAGCCCTTGACACGCCGATCGCGACGCCAACCGGCTGGTCGACCATGGGCGAGCTACGTGTGGGGGATCAGGTATTTGACCGCTATGGCGAACCGTGCACCGTGACGTGGGTGTCGCCAGTTTGGGAAGACCGCCCCTGCTACGAGGTGCGGACTGGCGATGGAGAACGAATCATCGCTGATGTTGCGCATGAGTGGGTGGTCCGGCTGACCCATCGGGGATCAGAGCACATCTACCAGACTGATGTGCTGGCAATGCCCCGGAACAAGAACGCCCAGATCATTGGGCCGTCTGATCTCAATCTGCCTGATGCGGACCTGCCGTTGGATCCGTACGTGCTTGGCGCCTGGTTGGGTGATGGGCACACTGGCGGCGCGCAGATCACGTGCGCTGATGAAGAGCTCGTTGAGCGGATCCGTTCCGCCGGCGTGCCGTGTCGGAAGCACCCGAACAAGCCTTACGGGTGGACCCTCGCCCTTGAGGGCAGCAGCAAGTGCAGCCCGATCCGGAAGGCGCTGGTCGACCTCGGTGTATGGCAGAACAAACACATCCCCGTCTCCTACCTACGTGGATCACGTAAGCAGCGCCTAGCCCTGCTACAAGGACTCATCGATACCGACGGGTACGTAAGCCCGAAAGGGCAGGTCGAGTTCACCTCAACGAATGAACGACTTGCCCGTGATGTTCAGCACCTGGTGTTCACCCTGGGGGCCAAGGCGACGATCGCTGAGGGGCGTGCCGCCATTAACGGCCGCGATTGCGGCCCGAAGTGGCGGGTGAAGTTCTACCTTGCGGACGCCGCCTACCTTCCCCGTAAAGCGGTCCGATGTAGGGATTCGTCGGTCGCGCATGTCCGCTACGTGTGGGCGGAACCAACGGCCAGCGTTCCGGTTCGCTGCATTGAGGTTGACAGTCCGACGCACACCTACCTTGCCGGCCGGTCACTGCTGCCGACGCATAACAGCCAGAGGGCATCACGTCGGTTCCCGACCTGGATGCTCACCCGTAACCCTGACCTGCGGATCGCGATCGTCTCGTACGCGCACAGCGTTGCCCGCCGGTGGGGGCGTGCGATCCGGGACGACATTGCCGCCCACGGCGACAAGCTCGGGTTGACTGTCAACCCGTCGTCCGCTGCCGCCCACGACTGGGAGCTGCTTGGCCATCAAGGTGGTGTCTACTGTGTGGGGATCACGGGTTCGCTGACGTCCCGTCCCGTAGACCTGTTGATCATTGATGACCCGTACAAAGACGGTAAGCAGGCCGATTCGGAGGCGTGGCAGGAGACCGTCCGCGAATGGTGGACCGAGGTCGCCATCCCCCGGCTAGGCCCCAATGTCGCGGTCGTCATCATCCAGACCCGCTGGCGGCATGACGATCTCACCGGTTGGCTGCAGCAGCGCGATGACGGCATCAACTGGCGGGTCGTCAACATTCCCGCCCAGGCCGACCACGACCCGTCTAAAGGGGAGACTGATCTTCTCGGTCGCGAGCCTGGCGAGTACATGCAGTCTGCCCGTGGCCGCACCGTTGAGCAGTGGGAGCAGCGTAAACGGGAGATGGGTGCCCGCGCGTGGAACGCCTTGTGTCAGGGGCGGCCGGCGCCGGCTGAAGGCAACATCTTCCAGCGGGACTGGTGGACGTTCTACGACCAGCCGCAGTGGATTGAGCGGCAGGACGGGTCCCGTTGGGCGGTCGGCTTTGACGAGGTCATCGCCTCGTGGGATATGACGTTCAAGCACACGGAGGGCACCGACTACGTGTGCGGCCAGGTGTGGGGGCGTCGCGGTATGGAGGCGTACCTCCTGGACCAGGTGCACGAGCGGATGTCGTTCGTGGAAACCTGCGTGAAGGTGCGTGCGCTGGCGGCACGGTGGCCGCAGGCGGTGCTGAAGTTGGTTGAGGACAAGGCCAACGGCCCGGCGGTCATCAACGCGTTGCACCGTAAGGTGCCTGGCCTGGTGCCGGTGGAGCCGGACGGGTCGAAGGAAGCGCGGGCGGCGGCAGTGTCGCCGTTTGTGGAGGCCGGGAATGTGAAACTCCCGGCGCCTGAGTTGGCGCCGTGGGTTGATGAGCTGATTGAGGAAGCTCAGGGTTTCCCCCGTGCCGCCCACGACGACCAAGTGGATGCGATGTCGCAGGCGCTCAACCGGCTGCTGTTGAACCCGCTGCTGGCCGGTGACGTGGTTTTTGAGGACGCCGACCAGTTCGAGTCCGAGGGGTCGATCTCCCTGTACTAGCCGGCGAGGGGGTGGCTTGTGGGTCGCCGACGGGGCCGCCGCCACAGCGACAACCCTTCATCTGAGCGGACGAGTAGTCAGGTCGCGCTGCTGCGCAGGGAACTCAACGCTGCCCTCAACAACGTTGAGGTGCTGCACGGCGAGCTGTTTGATGCGGGTGTCGCCGAGTCGGTTGCCGACTTGAGGCAGGCCCTGTACGAGCCTGGCTGGCAGCGGTTCGCCGCTGCGACTGAGCAGGAGTTCGACCCGGCTGCTCTTGTGCAGCTGCGGGCGATCTGCCGGCTGATGGCCGTCAAGAACCCGTTGATCAAGCGGGGTTTGAACCTACGCAGCGCCTACGTGTGGGGTCAGGGTGTAGAGATCACTGCGCGGGCTAACGGTAAGAATCCCGGTGAGCAGGATGTTCAGTCGGTCGTCAAGGCGTTCTTGACCGATGGGGGCAATGCGCGGGAGTTGACCGGCCCGGCGGCGCAGACCCGGCTGGAGCGGACGCTGGGTCACGACGGTGAGATATACATCGCCCTGTTCACCCGCCCCACTACGGGGGAGGTTCAGGTGCGCACGATCCCGGCCGACGAGATCGCGGAGATCATTTCGAATCCGGAAGACCGGTCGGATCCGTGGTTCTACCGTCGCCGCTGGGAGCAGCAGACGATCAACCCGGGGACGGGTCGGACTGAGACGCGTACTGTGGAGCGGTTGTACCCGGCGCTCGGGTACCGGCCGAGGTCCAGGCCTTCCGCGTTCGGGTCGATCGAGGTGCAGTGGGATGCGCCGGTGCTGCATGTGCCGGTGAACAACCCGACGGGTTGGCAGCGGGGTATCCCGGATGTGTATGCGGCGTTGGACTGGGCGCGCGCCTACAAGATCTTCCTGGAGGATTGGGCGACTCTGGTCAAGGCGCTGTCCCGGTTCGCGTACCGGCTGACGGTGAAGGGCCGCCACAGGCAGCAGGCGCAGGCCCGGCTGGCCGCCGCCCCCGCCCGTGACCCGAGCGGCGTGTCTTTCCAGGATGTCGGGGCGACCGCGTTGCTGCCGTTGGATGGGGTGCTGGAGGCTGTCCCGAAGACGGGCGCGACGATTGACTCCGAGTCAGGTCGCCCGCTGGCGGCGATGGTGGCGGCCGGTCTGGATCTTCCGGTGACGATGCTGCTGGGGGATCCGGGGACGACGGGCAACCGGGCGACTGCCGAGACGCTGGACTGGCCGACTGAGGTCACTTTGAAGGACCGGCAGCGGCTGTGGGCTTCCGTGCTGCAGCGGGTTTTGAGGTATGTGATTGCCGAGTCTGTGCGTGCCCCGCAGGGCGTTCTGCGTGGGGTGATCACGCAGGACCGGTACGGGCGGGAGACTGTCGCGCTGGCCGGTGATACGCCGACCGATGTCGACATCATCTTCCCTGACCTTAAGAAGGTTGATGTGACCGCTGCTGTCAAGGCAGTGGTTAATGCCCAGTCGACAGGCACGATGCCGCCGGATGTGGTGTTGCGTCTGCTGTTGACCGCGTTGGGTGTGCGTGACGTTGACGGCCTAGTGGATCGGATGCTCAACGACGAGACGGGCGAGTTCCAGTGGCCGACGGGGCCTCCGTTGGACGGTGGCCAGTCTGCGGTAGACCGGGCGCGGGCCGGTGGTGACCCGGCCGATACCGGACCGGGCCGGATGGCACCCGATGACGATGACCAGGACGACGGGGACTCGGAGGGGTAGTTGTGTCCGATTACGGGGGCATGAAGGCTGATGAGCTTCGCGTAGAGGCGGAGCGTCGGAATCTGTCGACGTCGGGCACGAAAGCAGAACTGATTGCCCGGTTGGAGAAGTCCGATCGGATGGTCGCAGAGCAGCCGGCCGACGCCGGCATGTTCCCGGTAGAGCAGGAGGTGCAAGGGGTGTCCGATCCGGAACCTTCGGAGGGAACCGAGCCGGAATCCCCAACCGGGCCGGAATCCCCAGAGGATGAGGGCAGCACCCCTGACAGCGTGCTGTTTGAGTACGCCACCCTCCTACGTGCCCTGGTCGCAGAGATAAGTGTCCGGCTGGAACAGGAGGCCGTACAGCCGCTGGCCGAACTGGAGCCCACTGTGGCCGGCCCGCGGTCGGCTGCCGTGGTGGTCGAGTTGCGGCGGGTGCGGTCGATGCTGGCAGCGGTGCGGGATGACCTGCGCCGACTGGACTCAGCGGCGGCACGGCTTGCTCGGAGCGCATCGCTGTGACTCGGCATGTTTGGGGCGTCTTTTGGGGGAAGTCACAGCGGTGACACCGTCCCCAAACTTGCCGCAATAGGCCACAGACACCCCTCACATGTGTGAACCGGGCCGGGGGTGACCGGTGGCTGTCCGACGTCAAACGCTGCGGCTACTACGACAGCTACGGGTCACCGTCGGCAACCAGGCCGACCAGGCGGTGCGGGACCTGACCGACGCGTGGATGCGGGCGTGGGATGAACTCGCCACCGGTTGGCGGCAAGCCATCCTTGACGTGGTGGCCCGTGCCGTCGCCGATGGCCGGTGGCCGCCGCCGTGGCAGTTGGCGCGCATGGACCGGCTGGCCCAGGCGGTCGTGGCGGCAACACAGGCACTTGAGGCGCTGTCCCAGCAGGCCGGGGTGACCGTCACCAACGGTGCGGCCACGCTCGTGGCGGCAACGGCGGCGGCCGGACCGGCGGGGTACGCCTC